GTTATCCTCCTCAGGATTTATTCCTACCTTGTTACTTATCTTGTCCATACTTCATTACCCTCCATATCGTATGCATGTATAGGTAGACATTCTTGTTCATAAGTTGAGGTTGACCCATCACACTCAGGTATATCGTCATCCCCTCTGGACTTGTTATCAAAGAAGTCATCGTCTAGTTCTACCTCTATATCGTGTACCGATATTGTTTCGTAAGTAATTACAAATTTTTTCATTCGTCCTCCTCCGGATTTATTCCTATAAATTCTTTCATTAATTCTTTTGCTTGTTGCTGACACTCATCGCATGGGTACTCAAGATCAGGCGGCCACGCACCTACCTTATTCTCTGCCCTGTAGTCATCACACTCCAAGTACTCCATTATATGTATAACTAGTTGTGCAAACCTAAACTGTGGCTTACGATACTGAGATTTCCATCTAAACCAGTACGCACCATTTTTATTGTCAGCACTATACATCATGTCATCGTCAGGTGGATGATTGTCACACCTATACCTACCTGTTACTGGTATGAAGAAGCCATGACTCAGGTTGCCCCTTGTTCTATCATCTTCATCTGAACCCAAGCATATTTCACATAGCTTATTCAGGTGGAAGTTCTTATATAATGGATTACTCATTGTATTTCTTTTCTCCTGTTGCACTGTAACACCTATATTTTTTACGCTGTTCATAACCATGGGTTTCAATTTTTTCGTCTCCATGTTTATTAGTTTTCATCTGACAATATTTATCATGCTCATCGCACCATTTCTCTACGATTTCATAATCTCTAGTATGTAATTTAATTCTCATCGTTATCCTCCACAGTCCAATCAGGTACCTCTGACGGGTGGTCAAAGAGGTAGTATTCTATACAACTCCTCGCCAGTCCTAGGTACTCATCGTATATTATGTTAAACATTATGTTATCAACCACATCAGGTATTGCTTTATGGTTGCTACACTCACACTTATATTCTTCATAGAATTCATAGCCTCTATCTTCCACCGACCATTTACATTCTTCCTCTTCCAGTTCTTTTTCTTTTAGTTCATCGTTTCCTGCGTGACTCATTCTAATTCCTCCCCGTATAAGTTTCCGTTTATGGTAATCACTTTTGCTATGGTATCTCCTTCCTGATAATCAAGCTTATCGAAATCCGTATAGAACTCAGTGTTGCCTGCCACTGCTATTATGTTTCCGTTCCTAATCAACAGGTAGTCTCCGTAATCATAAGTCTCGTTCATAATTCCTCGGAGGGTAGGTTGCTAGCTACCTCATCAGTTCCCTTCTCATCTAAGACTTGAACCATCCATCCTAGGAAGTTAATGAGTAGCTGTATGTCACCTGCAGGCGTACCCAAGCATCCCTTTTCTTTATGAAGGGTCAGCATCTTGAATGATTCATACTGTCCAGTATCCATTTCTTTCAAAGCTTTACCCATCAGGTCAAGTAAATTATTATACCCATCCTCAGTTATGATACTAGATATCCTGCCTGACCCACCGAATATCCTCATCTTTTGATACGGAGTTACCTCCATGTTAATCTGTTCCATTTTCTATATCCTCCAATACAGTTATTCTTAATTCTTTATCCCATGTACCTATGTATGCTTTCTTAAGCCATGCTACTACCGACTCCATTCGGTCTATTGTTTTCTGTGCATAGCGTGACCTCTCCTCTCTATTGCCATGTATAGGATGGTCATCTCCAAAGTACATAGCATGGTTAGACCCTATGTCTATTATCTCTGAGTCCCGTGCTTTTATTTCAGTGATGGCATCTTCACAGATATCTACGAGTTGTAGTATCTCTTTGTCTTTCTGCTTAAGCATCTGCACCATCAAGTCCATGTTCATATCTTTTCTAGGCATAACGCCCTCCTTTTTTATTCGCAAGTACCATTACAACACCATTCGGGGCATGAATAACTAAAGACATCTTCTTGTAGTTGTTCTACAGTATATTCTCCATTAACTATAGTTGTGATTACATCTACTGCCTCTTCAAAAGCATTAGAAGTTCCTAGCCATTCTTCAACTTGTTCTGTTGTTATACGCATAACGTCCTCCGTGTTTGTTATGGGCGAGATGTAGGTACGCTGATGTTTCCATCTCATTAAGTAAGTATCAGGTTCATGAGTCCTGACCCCTTCACACCCTAGTTAATTGTTAGGGTAGGTTGCTAGCTACCCATCAGTTTCTTCGTGCGTGTCCACATAATGATGTGGTTCTACACGTAGGTCTACCACTGTGTATAGCGTAGGTAGTTCTTCTGCTACCTTATCTAATATCATAGTGTTCTTACGTTTAGCTTTGGATTTCTGTCCGTTTTTTATATCACTTCTCACAGTGATTGCTATCGTGTGGTATTGAGTCGACTCTATAAATGGCATGTATGCCTCCTTTATTATATGCGTGATCACGCACGCAAGTATTATGTTTAGGTCAGTAACATGGAATCGTCTTAGTAATCATCATATATTTCAATGGAACTAACTTGCTCCCTTCCACATTTCGGACAGCAAGACACCGACTGACCTAGTATTACGGATGTAGCATGCATGCATCAAGTACCATCGGTTTCTTTCAACCGAGAAACCTTGTGCTATGTACTACACCCGTATTTGTTCCTGTTCAAGAGTCCCTCTTAGGTAGTCCAGCTACGCCTCTACTATTACAGGTGGGTAGGTAGATTTCTCTAGACCAGTCATGGCGTTTGCCATCTGTTGCTAGGTTGCTACCTACCCTTCGAGACAGGGAACGTAGTTGAGACTATTGGGATAAGTACAATAACAAAACTTATCCCTCACTTGCTCCTCACTACTTCGACTTCGCACACACCGCCCTGCCTCGCTCTTATTAAGTTGTAATCTCAGGGCAGATAGGTTGCTACCTACCCTGAGTAAGTACCCTGTACTTAAGCTACTGCTTTGTAAGTTGTAGCTTTCTTTGTTCCAGTAGCCTTAGCTACTCGCTTGGTTGCTGG